TTTACATCTCTAGGCTGTGTGCCTATTGGTATCTTATGATCCACCTCACACTCATCTACTTCTCTGCTACAGTTATCACACTTGCCTTGATACTTAATCTTCTTGTATGCAATCGAGTAGTAACGCCAGTATCTACGCGCTTGCTGACACAACTTCATCATGGCACGTGCTTCGTTCTTAACTCTTATCGCCATTGAGTAACCTTACCGTTGTCTCAAAGTCATGGTCACTATGCACACCCTTCGGGCAACCCATGATAAACACAACTGTCTTTGTGCTACGCTTACCATCATCATCCATTACGTTAGCAACCCCTATAAACATAACCTGCTTAGGATTTACTGCGACTTCTTTTGCTATCTGTACTAGCATGTAATTTATCTAGCTCCTTTTTATAAGTCTCTGCTATGGTTACGACTTCCTCTAACTCTGCTTGAAGCAGTTTAATCTGTGAATATGCTTGACTAGTCTCAAGCTTCCACCTTTGTAGCTGTGCTGTAAGTCTGGTAATCTGTAGCTTAAGTTCCTTATTTGTTTTCATTTGAAAACCTCCTCTAAAATCAGGAGCATAAGTCTAGCACTAATCTTTGCATAATAATCTGACTCAGGTTCTGCATGTTTGTAAACCTTTAGCTGTTGATACATCTCACCTATATTATTAGACTTCAGTTCTATCTCAACCATACATTAATTATACCACATATCCTCTGGTTTGTCAAGTGCTTCAAGAGAATATCTTTCCTTTCGACTGGTATAATCTAACTCTTTGTAGAACACATCATAATACTTTCTAAGTTCTTCTAGTTCTTTATCGCTTAGCTTATCTCTTTTCATAATCTCTCCTTTTTTGTGCGAGTATATTTATATAAGCAGAAGCTTTAATAAGCTTTCGCTGGAGGTCTTATTGTATTCAAATTCTTTTAACAAGTCTTAAGTACTTGTAACTAAATAACTTAGAGGGCTTCGCCCTTTATCTTCCAGAGGTTTAAATGTCTAAAGATAGAATGGAATTATTCTCTAGTCTTGAATGGATCAAGAAAGAACTCTTCAACCAGAATGAGTTTCTTCACTCAGTCCTTAGAAATCAAAAGCAATTAGAAGATACATTACTCCAGCTCCTAAAAGAATACAAAGAAATCAGAGAGCTAGAGTCTAAGTTCAGACAGAAAAAAGATTAGACTCCCTTAAATTTATTTAGATCCCAGCGTAGCATGGCTACGTCCTCATGCTTAATCGCTGGTAGTCCTGTTCTCCTGTCGTTGTCATACAATTCTTTTACTCTAACTATAATTCTTTCCAAGTAATCTACTCCTACATCTCCAGTCATACCACACCTTAGACACTGAACAAATACTATTCCGTCCGGTGTATGTGGTGGTTTGTAAACTCTTATCTCATTACAACCACAAGGGCAGTACTCGCTGATAGTGTACTTGTCACTCATTCTCTCCACCCCTCCCCTTCATATTCGTCTAGCTGTTTCTTAAGCTTATCCATTTCCTGTACATGCTGTACAAGTATGTCACTGAACTGTTCGTCTGCTTTGTCTGCTTGATCCCAGCTCCCCTTGACATAACCCAATAGGAAGAACACACACCAGCTCGTCACTATTAAGATTAAGTCAATTAAAATATTCATATCCATAAACTTCCTCCATATTTGAGCTATACGCCCATCAAATTTCTAGTTAAGGGGTCTACCTACCCTCTTCCTAGTTACTGTCTTTTGGATACCTAAAACCTGTGTCCTCTCCTTAGGAGATAAACCTGTTCTATGAGATGTACCTGTCTTTCTGTGTACAAAGTCAGGACACTTGATTATCTCCACCCAGTCCTCCTGTTTACACTTGTCTTTGCATACCGCGCAGAGTTTATTCATGGTAATCATCTCCCTCTCCTCTGGTAAAGGTAGTGATCTGTTCAAAGTTATCCCAGTCAGCATACCATACCTCTTGGCAGAAGTCACAGAAGTATATGGTTCTGCTGTACATGTTGTGCTTATCCCATTCGGTATCACCCTTCTCCATCTTACCACCGCAGTCTGGACAATGATTCATTTTGTTTACCTCCCCTCTTGGTATGCTTCTACAAATTTGATCGGATCATTCTGCTCATCAATACCACGATAGAAAGTAACGGTAGCCTGTCCGATCTTTTTAAATCCCTTGATTAGATAGTTACCTCTCTTCTCTATCAAGTACTCGTCCTCATGCTGTGCTACTATCCTATCGAACCCACTTATTACCTTGCTTTTGTATTCCCCTAGATTGTCTCTCATTGTTTTCTCCTTTGTTTCATTAGTTTATAGAGCTTCTCTATCTGTTCAAATGTTACCTCACTACACCCGACTTGTAAAGACTCTCCATTCTTTTTTACTGTTACGTTGTAACCTGCAATCTTTAACTCAACTTCTCTGTTGAAGAGAGAGAAAGTCTCAGGGTCATATCCTCCATTTGATTGATCCTTGCACCCTGTTCCCCTAATCCATTCAACATCAACATACTTTCCTCTTACTGCTAGTACTCTAGCTAATGAGCCAACCTCCGCGCACATATGCTCATTATCCTCAAGCATTAGTATATCCCCTACTCTTACGTCCTCTAGTCTCATTGTATTCTCCTTAGTTAAGGACTACCTGCTTAAGGTATTCCTCTAGTTTTAGATTGGCACTGATAACCGCTTGCGTGTTACTGTTACCGATTGACCTGCTGATTCCCCAGTTTATATTGTTAAGTAAACCCCAAGCGTTTAGCTGTGAGTTAGTGTTTACCTCTCGCTCGTTCTGATACTGTGCATTGTACTGGATGCGTCTGTTCAGTTCATCACTTCGACTGTATTCTTTTTGTGTGTCGAACGCATTGAACATACCGATCAGTATAGTCTTGTCACTCTGGTCTAGCTTAACCTCTTTAAGCTGTCTCCAGAACGAGAAGTCCACTCCATCCAAGCTTGCCAGTATCTTCTGAACGTGATCCTCCACTGGTATTTCTCCAACGTGTTTCTTTTTGTACCTGAACCCGCACTGCAACGTGACCAAACCATTAGAGCATACCTGCCTGAACGCCCCATTGATAAAGTTATATGATCTGGTCTTGTCGTAGCTGTTTCGGATTAGGATTCGGTGTTTGAGTATATCCGACTCACCGTTCCCACCAAAGTCAATCTCCTTACCTGTGTCGAACAGGTAGTAGAAGTTGTTACCCTGCCTACGATAAGAGACAAGCTTATCAATTCCCAACCTGTCCACGATAGGCTGGATCAACCGCTTATTATTGACAAGCTCGTACCTCTCCGATACCTCCGCTAACTTGCGTCCGTTATCATCCACAAGCGCAAAGCCTAACCTGTTATCATCCCTCACCTTTGTTACTGGAAAGTAACTACTCTCTAAGATTCTCTGATACCTCTCCATTGTATTCTGGTTCATGTTATTTCACCTTCCCTTTCAGTAGATTGTAAAGCTCTTTTCTTAAGCTCCCCTTCGACCACTTGATTGCCTTGTTCCCTCTAACTTGTATAGTACCTGATGTTAGATTGATTGTCAAGTTCTTTTCCATTTTATTTTCTCCTTGTAGTTTTATTCTGTGCAATCACAGTTCTCTTCACCGCATATACAGTACTCGTTTACTTCTCTGAATAGCTGTCGATATAGTTTAAGCTCATCATCATAGAGCCATTCCGTTATATCCCAGTCTACCTTGTTAAGGTATCTGTCTCTTGCTATATCCTCCAGTTCGATTAGTTTGTTTATCTTTTCTATGTGTTCCCTGTCCATTTTATTTATCCTCTCTTTTTATTTAAAGTCTGCCGTTGTTATCACTGCTATCTTTGCAAAGTCTAATATACCGTCAAGCGTTATCTCTCCCTCTACTCTAGCCTTGTCCATGTTCAGCTTGTATATCTCCCTGTTCTTTCTAAAGGTGTTTAATATAGTCTCCCTCTGTCTCTCATGGTATACCGATTTGTTTTTCCTGAGTAATCGGAAGGCTTTTGCTAAGGCTATCCGTCTATTCTCTCCATAGCCTAGCTTGTAGCCTGTCAATACATCAGAGACAACCCATCCCTTGCTATAACCAAATGGCTTATGAATCGCCACCTCCATCCCAAGGAATTTCTTGCTATAGATTTGAGCGTCCACTGTCTCCCAACGTATACCGCCAACTACAATATTTATCTTTGTCTTTTTAACTTTCATTGTCTTGTCCTCCCTCTGCATTTAACTCGTTACATTCTAGTTCATAGATTTCTAAGAGCCTTTTGAAAGTCTCCCATTTTAACTGCATATGGAACGGCTTGTTACCCTCCGTTGACTTAACTATCCTATCATAAAACAACTTACGCGCTTTTGCGTTCATAACTTTCAACCTCCCGTTTTATTTTATGCCCCAGTACCTGAACACCTCCCCAATAAACTTAATCTTCTCACTGTCTGTCAGCCCAGTGCAATAAACTATATCGGCCACCTCTTCTATCACAGTCCATTTATTGTTTATCATAATTTGTTACCTCCCTTATAGTTACATACTATCACAACCTGTCAAGCTTGTCAAGTCCATGCTATATCATGCTATACTTTGCGATATTTTACATAGTTTCCTAAGCCGATCCACTTCCAGCCTTGCAGGTCACGTTCTAGCCATTGCTCGTATGTCATGTTCACTCCTGCTCTTTTTAAATCCTCCTCAAAAAGCTTTTTTACTCTAAGATATAACTCGCTGTGCTGTTTTTCCATTGTATTGTACCTCCCTTTTATAAGTTAAATTCCGCAACCTCTTCAATTTTACATTTATTGACCTGACTATAAACCCAGCTCCAAACTGTCTCCTGTACCTCTGCTGGATACCATTTCAATTTCTGGCTGGCTTTTTTAACCCTGTGACTATATGCGATATACATGGCCTTGTTTAAGTTATCTTTTAACCCGCTATATGTTAGCATCCACGTATCTATCGTTACCGCGTCTAGGTCACCTAATAAATTCCGTCTGAAAGATTCTACTTTGTTACCCGATAACGGCAAGCCCTTAAATGCGCGTATAACATTCCCTTCACGTGCTGGCAAGTCTGAAAGCTTTGCTAGTTCCTGTAAGCTTATATCGTCTAACGGTCTGCCCTTGTCAATCCATGTCCGATATATTTTAACGGTCATAAGTAAATTCTTTTCTACCGTCTGTCTTGGGCTTGTCCCCGCTAAAATTCCAATGAATAGCTTATAATCTTCAGGATACTTTTCTTTTATCTGTTTTAAAGCCCTAGCATACCAACCTTTTTTGGCAATGCCTAGCCTTGCATGTTTAGCTAACCGTTCTGCCGTTGGTAAGCTTTTGAGATGCTTTTTAATGTTACGTTTTAAAACTGTGTTCATAAGCTTATACCTCCTCTCTAATTTAATGCTAGTATGTATCGGCTAGCTTGTCAAGTGCTTAGACTAAATAGCTATAACTTGCTATACGTTGAATCAACACGCACTCTTGGTTTAATGTATCTCTTATTTCACTGGCTAGCTTTTCTATTTTATGACTAACATTTAAATCTATGTTAGGTTTGATAGTATCAATCTCTATAACTATGCTATTCTCTTTCGATCCCTTGTAATATCCGGTCTGTTTTTTAATGCTAAATCCTTCAAAGCTTTTGCTTACTAGAATCTCTATAGCTTGCGTCCAATGATCCCCTTTGTCCTCTGTTATTATACGGTATATCATTTTACTTCACCTCCTTTTCTGTGATTATAAAACTGTTGATATAATCAAATATTGCCTGTTTTAATTCTGGTTCGGCTAAACTATAGCTGGCCGTTAGATAGTCTCTTATAGCGTTATAGCTTGTCTTATTTATTCTAAGGTTTACCTTGTCCATTTTATCACCTCTTTATTTTATTTATTCCCATCTCTAAAATAATCTTATATTATGGCGCATGGACTGTCAAGTCCATGCTATAACTTGCTATTTACTGCTATATAATGATGGTCTCACAGCTTCGCTTTTCTGGCATTCCTCATGTCCGCGCACTCTGTCGATATATAGCTTGGCTAGCTGTCTACTGGTGAAAGCATACAAGCTTATTTGTTTGCCCGTTAGCTTATGGAATACCTTATATTCTAACGGTTTCATCCTGATAATGTACCGTTCCTTATATTCCTCTGTGTATCTTTTTGAATAGTTTTTCATGCTTACCACCTCCTGATAATGTAACTATACAGTCCTATGGTATTCCCTGTCAAGTATAATCCAGAAAATGCTATATTCTGCTATATTTAATGATATTATTGTTATTAATTGAAATAAATGCGAGTATATTTGTTATATATAGTTAGTTGAAGGACATTGAAGCTATAAGTTGAGAGTATATGCTATATGCTCTATAGCTGAAAGTACCTGAATAGTTAAGCTTTTCTTTCTATAGCTACTATAAAATATATTCTAGGTGTAATTATGTCTTTTTAAATTATTGTATATACATACATCTTTTTAAAAACTTTTATTATCAATAAAATGATGGGGTAGATGGGATCAAAGATTTTTTGGTATAGGCCTAGTATATAAAGATAATTACAAGCCAGAGATAGGCCATATAAAACATGGGGGTACTTCCTAGTGCCTAGTCGTAAAAAGAAAGAACATCTATGCAAACGCTGTTTAAAAAAATACAAGCTCATATTAGAGTTACTGAAGAAGAAGTTATAGGATACATGTTATTGATATTTATGTGTGTTATAGCTTATTTAGTAATCTATGGCCCAGTGTTCATAAAGGAGATAAAATGAAATACACAATAAAAAAGATATTGATAGGAATGTTAGTTGCCCTAGTACTTCTTCCAGTGACTAGCTATGCTCATGTATTAGGAGAGGAACACGATCACGTAGTTCAGCCTACATGGGAGGAAAGACAAGCTAAGATTAAAGCTATAGTGGATGCAGAACTGGAACATATCAGGGCTGTACGATTAGAGCAAGCTAAAGCAGAAACATATGCTAGAGCTGCTTTGTTAGAGAGTCCACGTATTTATGTCTCTAGTTATGCTACCAGTAGAAATAATATAACCAATACACTTAGTCAGGAGAATACAGCCAGTGCCACTCAATAGAGGAAAAAGCAAAGAAGCGATACAAGCTAACATTTCTAAGCTAGTAGATGAAGGCTATTCTGTAGAACAAGCAGTTGCTATTGCTATGCAGAAGGCTGGTAAAGGATTGAATGAAAGACTTAAGAAAGGCATGGAAGAAGAAAGAGTTATTAGAATTAAAGATAGGAGAAAGAAATAATGCCTAAACCTAATAAGGGGTATGGAAAAAGAGGAAGGCCCAGTAAGAAAGATATAGAGAATCTTAAGGCTGCACAAGCTATTATGCAGTCTAAGAATATTACTGATGCCTATATGAAAACCCATCCCAATACTACTGAGGGATCTGCAAAGAAAAACGCCCATAGGATGCTTAATGAGGACGTTTTCAATATGGTAAAAGAGCTACTCCAGCTAGAGCGAATAGCAGCGACCAACAGGGAGAATCTTGAAAAGATGCTACATGTGGTAGTGGCTCGTTATCTTCGTGGGGAAGAAAACGGCAACGTGTACGTTGCAGCGATTAAGCTGCTTACGCAGCTAGTTCCAGAATTTAAAGAGCGTTTGGAGGTTGATGATATTGACAAAAAGAACGAAGCGGAAATCGACAAAGAACTCAGAGAACGCTATGGAATTGACCCCTCCAAAATTAACTAAGATGGTTCCTTTTCTCCAGAGGATATGTAATGAGGTGTATGAAAAACATCCTATGCTACATATTGCTTTGCTTGAAATGCGCCCTTTCGGGCGGCATTTATATACGGTTAAATGCTTTGCTTGCGATCAATTACGTATAGTGGATAGAAAAACTTTACAGGAATTAGTAGATAAATTTAGAGCCAAAGGAAAACCTGTTGGGTATATGTTTCCTTTAGACTTAAAGGAAGAGGATTAATGGATTTAGAAAAGAAACGACAGCTTCTTAAAGCCTTAGAACAAAAAGAAAAACTCCAGTCTGAGTACCTTCGGAATTGGAAAGGCTCTCTTATTCAAGAAGCAGCTATATGCAGTACAGCTAAAATCGTTATGGTATCTGGAGGAAACCAATCAGGAAAGTCAGAGTCTGGGGGAGTACGGATTGGTATATGTTCTACAGGGATTATTCCTAAAAGCTTAGAAGATAAATTTCCAAAGCAGTTAATTAGACATGGGGATTATTGGTGTTCAGCTCTTGACTATGCAGGAGCTAGAGATATTATTAAAGAAAAACTAGATGTTGTTATTCCTAGTAGACTTGTTAATAGATATAGCAAAGAAGATAAAATATATTATCTTAATAACGAATTAGGACGTATTGGTTTAAAGTCAGAAGAATCAGGTAGAGGTAAATATCAGGGGGTACAAAGATTAGGTGTATGGCCCGATGAAGAACATACCAAAGAGGTATGGGATGAATTGTTTGAACGTGTAACACGCCTCAGAGGATTCTTATTCTTTACATTCTCCCCGATTGAAGGATTGACTTGGAGTTATGATGAGCTATATAAAAAGGCAGGTAAGATAGTTTTTACTAAGAATAAGCATGGAATTAAAGAAGAGGTAGGAGTAGTTCATACTCCAGAAGAAATAGAAAAGCTTAGAGATAGAGAGCTTCAATGCGAAGTAAGAGAAGGTGATAAATACAATCCTAACATTGAAGTTTACATTATTTCCAAATACGACAATCCTTACTTACATACCGAAGAAATCATAAATAGCGAACAAAAGTATAAAGATGATCCAGCTCAATACCAAAGCCGTATATTAGGCAGATATGCTAAGATAACTAATAACTGTGCTTTTAACCAGAACGCTCTGCTTAAGATGCAAAGTAAGTGTCCATCTACGTATCTTACTGGTGATATAGTAAGGGGCCAGTTTCAGTTAGATCCTAAAGGAAATCTTAAAATATTTAAACAAAAGCAGTTAGGTAGACACTATGTTATAGGAGCTGATATTGCACAGGGTACAGACAACGGAGACTTTTCTTGCGCTCAAATACTGGATCATAAGACCTGTGAACAAGTTGCGATATGGCATGGGAAGGTACACCCTGAAAAATTTGCGAGTATACTAATAGAGTTAGGAAAGTATTTTAATACAGCTATATTAGCTCCAGAAAGAAACTTTCACGGTTTTGGAGTGGTCAACCGCATAAGGGATCAAAAGTATAAACGCCTATTCAGCGAGTACGACCAAACTCAACAAACCGTTAATGTTGGAGGGGCTGGTGGTACTAAGAAGTATGGCTGGGAAACAACAGCCAAAACCAGACCTATATTAGTGCAGGACTTGGCAACTTTTATTAGCCAAGAACATATTATTATTAATGACGCTGAAACCATAGATGAATGTCTTACATTCGTTTATGATAAAGAGAACAAGGCTCAAGCTATGAAAGGCTGTTTTGATGATAGGGTTATGGCTTTAGGAATTGCTCTTCAGGTATTTCAGCTTAAATCTATTCCTAGAATAGAGATTCATACCCCTACTAAAAATACAACTGATAGCTTCGGCTATCCATGCTAAGGATAGAACATGTCACTAACAAAACAAGAACTTGATGAAGCACAGATTAGTTTAGTACAAGGATGGAAAAAGCATTGTGAGCAGCTTCGCAGGGATAGCAATAAGTATGAGGAGTGGAAGGCTGCTGAACGAGCATATAGGAATGACATTGATGATTTTTATGCAGGGGTAGCTAGAGTACGAGTTCCTGCATTACATGATAAAGTAGAGATTGTAGTTCCTAGATTAGATAAAACAGTTTTTGATCCTATTGGAAAATTCTTTGAAGCAAAAGCTATGGATAGAAAAGATGATCTTGCCGTAGAGGATGCTTCTAAAGTTACAGCTCTTATTACCCAGCAGTTTAAAGAAGTTAATATACGTACAAAGTTTATTGCTGCTTGGCGTTGCTTATGTATTTATGGAACAGTAATTATCCATACATACTGGGAACGAAAGAAAAAGAAAAGATATAAAAGAGTAGATGGTAAGAGAGTAGAAGCATGGGAAGTAGTCTATGATAATCCTGATTTTTATATTGTTCCTATTTGGGATTTCTTTGTTGATCCTAAAGATGAGAGCATGGAAGGATTTACTCTTGAACGTGTTACAAAAGATTGGCATGAACTTCATGCTATGCGTCTTAGAAATGAAGATGGAGAAGAAGTTGGAATATATGATGGAGATGCTTTAGAAGAATTAAAAGATAAACGAGTTATTGAAGAACAAGATTCTGAAAAGCGTGAGAGTGAAGAGAATACAGGATTAGGAAACCATCGTTATAGTGAGCATGAACACAAAGTAGATTTATATAAAATGTATGGCCCTATTCCTAAATGGCTTGTTACTCAAAAAGAATCAGATAAAGATTCTGGAGAAGTTATAGAGAATGGATTAATTGAAGTAGCTGCTGTTGGGGAATACATGAAGGTTATTAGAACAGCAGAAGATAATCCTTTCGATCATTTAGAAAAGCCTTACCTTAAAGGTAACTATATTAAAGTTGAGGGTAACTTCTATGGCTTAGGAGTTATGACTGTCAACATTCCTCTTCAGATGGAGCTTAATACACTTCGTTCTCAGTTAATGGATTTAAGATCTTTTATTCTGAAAAAGAAATGGCTCATTGATAGAGATGCAAATATTAATAAAGAACAGCTTAAAGATTTACATAACATTGTAATTGATACAGACGATGTTAATGGAATTAGGGATATAGCTCCTGCCGACTTCGGAGGTACTGCACTTCCACAGGAAGCTATTATTAAACAAGATATTGAAGATAGTACAGGGGCAACTAAACTGTTGGGTGGTACACCGACAGGATCTTCCCTTGATAGAACAGCTACAGGTGTCAGTCTGGTGGCTCAAGGTGGTTTGGAGAGAATGGAACTTGTTGTTACCCAGTTTGAGGAAGATATTCTCAAGCCATTAGTCAGACACTTTTGGATGCTGAATCAGCAGTTTCTTCCTGAAGGAAGAGATGTTATGGTTATTGGGGAAGAGATTATTCGAGTTGTTCCTAATGAAATTCCTCTTAATGGAATGGATTTAGTTTTTACTGGAATTAGAGAGCTTGGAGAAAAAGCTTTCAAGATTAATAATCTTGGTATCTTAATTCAGAATGTGGCTAGCGTAGCACAGTTTGGTTTAGATCCAGTTCCGATTGTTCTTAAACAAATACAGATGTTGGGATTTGAGGATATGATCCCTGAGATTGATAAACGGCCTGAGACTTCTCTGGAAGAAATTCCAGACGGTGAAGTACAGCTTCTCTTATTGGGCCGTAATGTTAGGATTAATCTAAATGATAATCATGTGGCTTTCTTGGAAGCATATGAGAAACTTATTCCTAACAAACTTATTCAGTCAGATCCATTACAAAATCCTATTGAGTATAGTAGAGAATTTATTTCTGGTATACAGAATAGTCAGTTGCCTGAGAATGTAAGGCGTAATCTTGCAGAAGCAGTTGGTCAGAGATTAGCTGCATTACGTATTTTAGGTACAGGCTTTAAAAAGACAGAGGGATTAAATGACTGATTTTAATGACAAGGTTGTTGATATAGAACAGTGGGGGAGGCTGCTCAAGCATCCTGATTTTCAAGCTTTTGAAAAGCATTTAGAAGAAAAACTCAAAGCTTTGCGTTATCAGGTTGAAAGCAAATACTCCGAACCCAGTGCTAATCGAGCCTATGAACTAATAGACTTGGTTGCACGTATTGATGAATTGAAGCGACTCTTTAGTAGAATCGACTTCAAGAAGCATGAATATCGTCAATTTGAACAGGAGAAAAAATAATGGCGGAAGAAAATAAATCAGAACAACCAGAGGTTCAGCAAGAAGCAGTTGATACTTCTGAGCTTAACTCTAATGCGAAAGCAGAGTTTGAAGCTCATCTTAAAGAAGTTACTGAACCAGAGGATTCTGAAACCACTGAAGAAACAGTTGAGGAATCTACAGAAGATACTTCTGAAGAACAACCTACAACTGAGCAGGAGTCTGAAGCTTCTACGGAAGAATCAGAGTCCACTTCTGAATCTGAGGATACCTCAGACAAACAGGAGAATAAGGGCTTGGAAGAGCGTTTTACCAAACTTGAAAAGTCCTATGAAAGTCTGCAAGCTGAATTTACTCGTAGATCTCAGAGATTAAAAGTTCTTGAAGCAGAGAACGAAAAACTTCGTTCTTCTAATCAACCTGAGAAAACTGAGAAAAATTCGGAACAGATAGGTAATGACGAGTTTCAATCGCAAATTTTGGATGAGATGAAAAAAGAAAATCCAAAAGCTGCACATCTTTTTGAGAGTTTTGGGAAAGAGCTAATGAACGCTATTTCTAAGAAACTTGGAAAAGATATTGAAGCTATTAAAAATAATCTCAGTCAAGCAGAGATCAATGCTAACATTAATAGGTTTAAGAAAGACTATGAAGAATTTCTTAATAGTCCTCTTGCTCCGTTAAAAGATGAGCTTGATAAAACTCTTGATGAGCTTTATCCAACTGATGATCTTTTGTTAGAAGCAGTGCAGAAGAACCCAAACTTCTTTAAAAGTTTGAAGGAATCTGTGGTTGCGTCTAATTTTGAAAAGGCAGCAGAGTTGGTTAATTCAGTCAAAAAGGCTAAAGAACAGGCTTCAGAATCTCAAAGAGATCGAGACATAGAGAAATCTAAAGGAGCTGGGAAATCAAAAGTTTCCAAACCTCCTGTCAAAGATCTAATGGATTCTAAAGAGTTCAAAAACCTTGACGTGAAAGAAATGGAAAAGCTTCTTAAAAAGAAGGGGCTTTGGCAAGTTTAGTAAAATAAAAATAAAAACTTTCGTGGGGGTATTTTACAATGGCATTAAATCCAAACGTAAAGGCTAGCTTTGCAGATCATATTGACAGCTTCCTTGAAAAGAAGTTCCTGTCGCGTCTTGAAGCTACCTTGCATTTAGCAAAATTCGGAAAGAAGAAAAGCCTTCCTGCTCATGGTGGTAACACTATTAAATGGAATCGCTTTGCTAACTTTTCTGCCAACACGACTCCGCTTGTTGATGGAACCACACCTGATGGTTTGGCTCTTTCTTCCAGCTCAGTCAGTGCAACAGTTAATCAGTACGGTGACTATGTGACGATCACCGATTGGTTTCAACTTAATGCTATCAATGATACGCAGCTTGATGCGACAGACCTTCTGGCCTATCGCGCAGCTCTGTCTATTGATACGCTGATTCGTAATGAACTTCGTTCTAATGGAACGCAGAAGTACACCAGTACTAATGCTTCTCAGAACGATGTTGAAACAAACACGACAACCATTACGTCTGCGGATCTTCGCAAAATTCAGAAAGCTCTGAAAGTTGCTAATGTTCCGAAGGCTATGGGAAATGACTATGTTGGTATTATCAATCCTCTCATGTCATTTGATCTCTTGAGTGAATCGGCTGCAAACAGCTTTGTTATTCTGGCTGCGAACACTGATAACTCTGCTCAGATGGACGGAGAAATTGGTAAAGCCTATGGTATTCGTTTGTTTGAATCTACGAATATTGGTACGGACACAGAATCAAATACGTATGGTAATATCTTCTTCGGTGCTGAAGCTTTCGGTACTGTGGATATTAGCTCAATGGGATTGAAAATGTATCGCAAACCTATGGGTTCTGCTGGTACGGAAGATCCGATTGACCAACGTGCAACGATTGGTTACAAGTACAGCTATGCTGCTAAAGTGCTTGAAGCCGTTCGTGTGCAGGTTCTTTGGGCCTACGGTATTTAGTTTAATAAGAGAGGGAGGGCTTCGGCCCTCCTTTCTCTGATAATGTATACAATAAACTAAAGGAGAGTACAATGAAAAAACTTTTTTCATTAATGTTGGTTCTTACGATTGCATTGTGTCCGATTGCATTTTCAGCGTCTGATACTGAAACTACAGTTAAACATGATTCAATTAGTGAGAAAACTGCTGGTTCGGGTGTAACGATTGATGGTGTGCTTCTGAAAGATTCAGAAGTTGCTGCGTCTGCTATTCCTGAAATGGTGGTTGCCAATGGTGCAGATACAGCTTGTAATACTACGTGTGGTATTGCAGATTGTTTCGCTGCTGTGGAAGTTACTTCGGGTAATTTCGTTGCGTGTTCAGATGCAACGGCTGATACTTGCTTGTGTGACGGAGCAGTTGCTTAATATAATTAGTGGAGTTGGGGGCGTATGCCCCCTCTCCTTATGGGGGAAACATGGGATTTGATGCACGTTCAGTTCATAATAACGAAATTCACTTTGACGAAGAACTTACTGTTCCAGCGAATACTTTAACTACTGTTCTTATATTTACTAATACGATTGCTAAAGGATTCTTCTATGTGGATGAGATTATTGGAACTGGTACATCAGATGCTTGTTGGGAAATATATCTTAGTGGAGATAAGAAAATAGTATATCGTACTTCCGAACAAGATAGAACAATGAGAATTAAGTTTCCTTCTTCTTGGCAGTTAAAACGTACAGACTTTGTAGAAGTAAAAGTAAAACATGATGATCCTGCTAATGCAGGTTCAAATACTAATGACTTTCAAGTAAGCTTGATTGGACATAGGGTAAACTAATGGCTGATATTCCAAGAAATGATAGAGATATAATGTTGCGAGACATGGAGTTGTTTGTTAAACATCTCCAAGTTCTCCTTAGCGAAAAACTCAATCAACTAAAACAATTAGACGTTCATCTTGATAACTTACGGACGGTTGAGATGAAGCGGATTGAGTTGAAGAAAGCCACTCTTGAAAAAGAAATTCAAGAGCTAGAACATGAAATAAAGAAAAAGTCCGTAATTGATATAACGCCTAAGAAAGGAGAATAAAACTTATGGCAGATTTTAAATCAGCACAAAGAGTTCGTCTGTGGGATGGTTCTAATGATCTCGGCTTTTCTTCAGCTAATCCATTTTTTATCCAAATTACAGACGGAACAGATGTTGCCTTAGTAAACGCTTCAGGTCAGCTAGAAGTTAATGTGGCTCAGCCTGTTAGCATTGACGATAATGGTGGTTCTATTACCGTTGATGGTAGCGTTACAGTTAGTGCAACTCAGCTTGATATTGATGATCTTGACCAAGCAACTGATAGTGTTCGTATCTATGCTAATACCGCTAAAGATGGTACTGGCACTGCTTATATTCCATTGGTTGATGCCGATGGACATTTGCAGGTAGATATTCTATCTGGTGCAACTGGTGGAACTGAATACAATGAAGATGATGCTACTCCTGCTACTATTGTTGGTAAAGCAGTAATGATGGAGCGTGATGATGCGCTTGCAACTCTTACCCCAGTAGAAGGAGACTGGTCAGCTCTTCGTTCAAACGCCAGAGGTGCGTTGTGGGTTGCGATTGATGATACTGATTCTGTCTCTATTGATGATGGTGGAAACTCCATTACAGTAGATGGAACAGTTGCAGCTACGCAATCTGGAACATGGAACATTGATACAGTAACTACTCTTACGAGTATTACTAACGATGTTAATATCGCTGATGGTGGGAATAGTATTACTGTTGATGCTACGCAGTTAGACGTTGATGATCTTAATTTAACGGATGATGCGGTTAGAGTGTCAGGCAATACGAGTCCTAACAGTGAAACCAATCCTATCTATGTTAAAACAGTAGATACGGTGGTGAGTGGTGAAGAAGTACATGACTACGATACCGCGACTGTTGCGAGTGATGCGACAAGCAATCACGACTATACAGTAGCTGGCACAACATTCTTTTTGAAGAGTGTTATCGTGGCTGCGTCTGGAGCTGGGAAGTATGAAATTCAGACTGGCCCTGTGGCTTCATTAACCACAAAAGCTGTTGTGTTTACATCTTCTGCAAAGCCTTTTGAGCAGGTTACCTTTGATCCTCCGATTGAAGTTCCTGTTACCTCAACTGGTACGGTTAGAGTTATTAGACGTAATGACGATAACCAATCACAAGATGTTTATACAACTATCATCGGAAACGATGTGTAATATAAACTAGGCTAAGGGGAGCTTCGGCTCCCCAAAGCCAACTCGCTAAGGAGAAATACAATGTCTAAAAAAGAAAAGAAAGAACCAGTTAAGAAAGTTGTTGAAGTTCCTAAACAAGAGCAAGCTGGAGTACAAGTTCATTTTGGCAATGTAAAATTGGTTGAGCTTAGACTTCTTGAAGCTATTGCTAAGAATACACAAGAGATTGTAAAGGTTCTTAAAGACGTTAAAGAGGCAAAATAATGGCAGATAAAAGTAGAAAAGGAGATATGGAAG